TGACAGCCGTCTGAAGCTTAGAACCAGGGTTGGCACGGCGATAAGCTGCCACACCTTTTTTGGTCATACCTGCTCCGGATTTAGTCGGGCGAAAATTGCCCGATTTAACCGAAGTTTTGATGCCCATTCCCCTGGACTTAGCCATTACGGTGTACTCACAGTTACTGCACTTACAGAAGCAGATCCTGAAACACCAGTTGCCGAAACGTTAACATCTACGTCAACCTTTGCCCCACCATAGAAGAACAATGTGACGCTAGTCACATTGCTCAAATCCATGTAAACGCCGGTTTTAAACAAAAGTCCAGCGTCCGGCAGGATAAGGTCAGTTGCCCCGATTGAAGCCGGAGTTGCAATTAGCATCTCCGGATCAGTCGAGTTATCGGTACCATCGTACAAACGAATAGACCCGGCACTACTAGTGCTTATGAAATAGACCGCCTGGACGCGCGTGCGTCCATTGATCATTTGTGCATCACCAGTTCTGGTGACCGATTGGAGATCACTAGCAAAGCTCATGGTGACCTCCTATTAACGGTCAGCGGCGCAGAACAGATAATCGATAGTTGTTGCCCGAGTACCAGTGGCGCTTCCGCTCAATGACATTGCAGCGACCGTCAGCTCTTCGTCATCCACAATATTGGTCGTATGGGTAGCGACTAGATTGCGGTTTACAAAAAACTGAACTTCACCAGTGCTGTTTGCCCAAAAGCCAAGGGTGACATAGGTGTCGTCAGCCAAGTCAATGCCGGAATCGGTCGAGGTTTCAGTGCCATTTTTCTCTGTTTTGCAAAGAATAGAGGCATTGCCATCATCCACCTGGAAAACAATACGGTCTGCAGCAGTGAGCATGTTTTCAGGATTGGTAGCAAAATTTACTGTCAGGCCAACACAAATGTCGGTCTGGTCAGCATCATTGCACTTCAGGCTGGTTTCAAACCAAATGCTTTTGTCTGCCTGAACCTTAAAAATTTCATTGCCCTGGATCGATCCGCCATCATTGTCGGTAGTGGCCGCAGAAGTGATCACAACAACGCCGTGTAGCGTGTCTGCGCCAATTGCAACAGTGGCACCGGTGTCTTTAACTACTGTCCAATCATTGGTCGTATCAAGGGCAATGCCCGTGAAATCGTCCATGTAGGTAACGTAGTCGGTATTGTTTCCGACGGGTTGGTTGGTCCACCAAGCGCCGGGAGTGTTTTTGCCCGTGTATAGAACTGGGCCTGTAAAATGAACGGCCATTTAAGGCTCCTTTCGTGTTGTAGCACTCCCCGTACTATCTCTACAAAGTCTGCTAGGTCAGTTAGTACGAGTAAAAATCCTAGTCCAGGTAATTCTAAAGCAAACAGGGGGTCTTGCAACCCCCTGTTTTTCCTACATTACGGCGTTCCGGGAGAACCGAAAATGCCGCGCGGATCCGAGAATCCAAAGCTATAACGCTCACGAGCCTTGTAACGAACGTTACCGGTATCGAAGTCGCCTTCAAAACCAGTTTTGAGCGATACACGCTGGAACATCTTCATGCCGTTGGGGGCGTCGGTTTTAACAAACCATGCGTCCGGATCGGTCAGGAAGTGGTTAACGGTATAACCCTGGGGAACCATGCCCATGTTCTTAATCGCATTGATGTCGTTATCTGCAGTAGCAACACGCAGGGTGGACTTCATAATACGGTCAGCCGTAAACATGAGTTCTTTCGGGATGATCAGCTTTAAGCCTTGAACAGCAATTTTCAGGCCACGCTCATCGGTGAATGCTGCAATGTCAATAAGAGCCTGCTCAAGTGAGGTCTCAGACAGGTCAGCCGGAGTGGTCAGCTCATTACGCAGATCCGGACCAGACAGGGTCGGGTGATCGGTTGCGCAAAGAGGTTTTCCATCGCCGCCGGTGGAGGTGGTGAAAGCGCCATTCAGAACTGCCGCAGCTTTGATCTGCTTGGTCTGAGCCATGGAGCGAGCCAGCGCACGGGTATACCGAGCAGCAAGACGATCGTACAGGTTATCTTCCACTGCCTCTTCGGTCAGTGAAAAAGCCAGTGCGATGGTCTCGTGTGTATACCGAGCGGTATAGACTTCCTGCGCCTGGTCGTACTGAACGCCTGCGCCTTCAGCCTTAACAGGAGCTGAGTCAAAACCGGACTCCATCACCTCTTCTTCAAACGCACGGTCTGAAGATTCGATTGAATAGATCTCGGTATGCTCGTTCTCGTAGTTTTTGTATTCCAGACCAAACAAGGCGTTCAATCCGGGCTCAAGCTCTTTAACTAGTTGTGCACGTGTAATAGCCATGATTAAACTCCTGAAGTTCCAGTGCCACCCTTATACAGGTGGTTATTGGGAAGAACGATCAGATTAGCGTACTCTACAGTAACGTCATCTTCACCCTCAACCGTTGACACGCCAATAACTTTCCACTGATAGCTGGAGTTACCAGCAGCGGGAACACCAACCTGCTGGCCAGATTGACCAGTGGTAGTGTTACCAGAAGTGCTGGTAACCAGATCAGCATTTCGACCTACGCAAGTTGCTGCTGCGATGCCGGAGCACTGCACCAGGAACGAAGCGTTAGGATCATCATTGACCAGAGCAACAATACCGTCTTGTGCCGTGTTGGCAGGATAGTAGTTTTTCCAGGTCGGCTTACCACTCGTAGGATCGACGTAGTAGCAGCCCTGAAAAACGCCAACAATTGGATTGCCAGCGGTTGCAATTGCCAGATATCCTCCAGACAAAGTTACAGCATCACCCTGAAATAGGTTGGTGTTGTAATTGTTGGAGATTTTGTACTCCGTTAGGCCTTCGTTGTCGTAGTTGCTTCCAACTTTTCCGACGGGACGAAAACCAAAGGCTTTATTTGTGTTAGCCATTTCAGTTTTCCTTAAAAAAGTTTATTCCTCGGCCTTGGGGCCACCGAAACTAACGTTAGACCGTCGATCGGGCCGGCTAATTTTCATCGTCGAGTGAGCATTCGACTTTAGCAGCTCATTATCAACAGCCTGAAGTTGGTCGTGAGTCCGAGAGTTGTAATACGCACGTCGCTCTGCGGCCGTCTCTTCAGGAATTCTTGCAAGAAGTAGGCTTCCAACACCGATTACACCGGCATGTCTGCCCTCGTCCTGGGAAGTGGATTGGAAATCGGCATGTTCGTCCGCACGAACCAGCTCATAACCCTCGCGGATCTTAGCTGCTACGTTACTGCGGTCGTCAAAACCGTTTGCCTCTGCACGAATCCAGCGATGACGAAATCCTGGAGGCGCCTCAGGCGCATCTAATTTGGAAGGTGGGGCCCATGGCTTACGACGCGCAGTTGCTTCACGGGTTTCCCCGGAGCGTGAACTGCGATCAAGTTTAGGTATTCCTAATGTTTTGTCGTTCATGTCCTACTCCTTCACATATTTGGCGTATTCCTCAAGCGGAACACCCAGCTTTTTAGCGATCGCCACCTGACTCGGAGTCAGTTTGACGGTCCTGCGTGCTACGTTGTTTACTCCCGAGGAACGGGAAGCAGGCGCAACCGTTTGCACGGGTCGGTTGGCTCTGGAATTCGTTTGCTGCATTGCGTTACCCTCCTGAAACTTATGCGGAAAGGCGTCGCGCATGCGGCGATCCAGTTCATCATAATACTCGTCTGAACTGGGGTCAAACCTTTCTTGCGTAACCAGCTGGACGTGGATGCCCTGAGCGGCGTGGGTCATGGCCACATCCTTGCCATACCACTCGTTACGCTCTGCCCAATCCTCGGCTCTTTGATCAGGCTGTGCCGACTGTTGGACCGGTGCCTGTTGAGCTTGGGCCTGCTGGTAGTAGCGCTGCTGTTGCTGGGCGTAGGCTTGTTGTTGCTGCTGTGCAACAGCCAATTCATAGTTGCGTCGTTGCTCGTCTTCTTGGATACGGCGCTGCTCTAATAGCAGGGTGGTTAAGCGCTCTTGGGCTTCCACCTCCGTGTCCATGTCTCCTTCTTCACGGGCTTTTTTGATGATTTGCTTTAGCGCAAGGGCTTGAGTCTCAACTCGGTTCTTGGCCTCACCGATCCGCTCGCCATCAGTATGTTGAAAGCGGCGCTGCAGTTCTTGAGCTTGGAGTTGAACGTTTTTGGCGTACTCCAAGGC